CTAGAAGGGCCAGCGGGGCTTGGGCTTCTGCGCATCATCCACCAGCCCGACAACCTCAGCCCGCCTTCCCTCACAGTTGGCAAGGGCTTCGGCGAGTTTGACCGTGTAAGCGTCCTCATCCTCCTGCGTCAGCATTTTGGTTCGAGGGTACGGACACGGCTCCCGAAGGCTCGACGGGATCACAACCACCCCGACCGTCGAACAGCTTGCCAAGAGCATCGCAGAGACGACTACGCCGCTCAGGATCAATGGGCTTTTGCGCATCGGGTAGCTCCCGGAGTTCGTCTATGGCTTGGTCTGTGATGGTGGCGCGTTCTGATTCAGCGCGGGTTGTGCGCTCTACGGCTTCAGTGGCGCGGTTGTGGGCTTTGGCGGTCTGTTCGGACCTGTCGGCGCGGTCGATGGCGTGTTCCGCGCGTTCGCCCTGGATGCGGCCGTAGGCCAGCACCGCGAGAACGGCGAGTATGCCGGCAAGGGGGAGCAGTAGGCGCCAGTTGCGGGCGAGGAAAAGCCCTATCGCGGCAAGGCTCATTGTATCGCTTTCCGCTTTGGATTCACAGTGAAATTTGGTAAGGTCGCGCTATGTCAGACGCCAATCCCAACGCCGCTCCGCAGCCCACGTCAGACGGGTCGTTTCTGCTAGTGACGCATGGGCCGCGAGATGGCGACGTGAAGGTGGCTCGTTACGCGACTTTCAACGACGCAAACTGCATCGCCGTGAACTGGACGGGCGGCGACTCGCAGATTTACGAAATAGCTCGCGAGATGAAGCCGAAGCCCCCAACTTGGGAGGAGTTCATCGGCACGGAAGAACAGTGGGCCGAAGCTGCCGCCTCTTTGGGCGGCGGGGCCGCCTAACCCTCCGGCCAATCCAGCCTGAACGCCTCGCGATAGTTCCGCTTAACCCAACGCCACATCTTCGGCATGGCCCACGCGAACCCGACCAGAAAGCACGCCTGAACGAACACAACAGACCCCGCGCCGACAGCAGCGCCAGCAAGGAAGCTCACCGCTCTCCCCTTTCCATCAGGCGAACCCGCCAACTTTCACGCATCTTGGATGCGCGTAGGTTGGAGTCAGCGGCTTTGGCGCGGGCGCTCAGATGGCTCACGGTCTCGGCGGCGAGGAAATCCACTACCGCTCCCCCCTTTCCATCAGGACAGCCAGCCTTTCAGCCCTGCCCTTCACCTGACGAGCCCAGAGGGAGTTGCGCATACCCTGAGCGGCCCCTTCGAAGTCGCCGGCCTTCATCTTCGCCAGCGTGTTCCGAAAGCCCTTGAGCTTCACCCAGCCGAGGTTGAAGCACATGTTGGCGAGCACATCCTGACGGGTCGGGTTCAGTTCGCGCCACCAGGGGGCGTTGCGGTCGAGGTCGTCGCAGTGCTCCTCGATGTCGTCCAGCAAGGCTTCACGGGCCTGCTTATGCGTCCACACCAGCCCCGGCGTAACTTCCGGTCCAGTGTGGCCGTATCCGATGGTCCAGGGCCTGCCGCTCAACGACTGCCAGCCAGCGGGGCGGTTCTCCAGCTTCATCACCTTCGCCAACGGTGACAGCGGGTCAGGATAGGCTTGGAGCCTCAACCCCTCGTCTCGCATCAGATCTTCGGCAAGGTGCGGCGTGGTCATGAGCCCTGGTCCCCGATGATGGTCGAGTGGACGCAGCCGGTGGCGAGGAGGGTGTAGACTGAGAGGTCCAGGGCACTGTCAGCGTGGCTTGGCGTCTCAGCCAGGCGGGAGCGCTTGATGTCCGCACTCATCATTCCGACGTCGAAGGCGGTCAGCGGGACGTCAATCCCATGTCGCGCCTTGATCCAGACGCGCCAGAACTCAGCGATGGTCGCGAAGTTGACCTCAGGAGCACCGTACACGCGATCCCGCGCCGTCATGGTCTCAACGATCAACGCCGCCTGTTCGGCGGTGAAGGCGCGCGCTACGCTCATGATGTCCTCAGGGTTGGCCGATGATGATTTCGGAGATGCCCGCCGCGTCGCAGGCTTGCTTGCAGGAACTGCAAGCGTAGGTCTGGCCTTCGAGGAACAGTCGCGCCCCTCGGGCGGCCTCGCCGGCCAGGTGGATGGCGTTGACTTCGGCGTGGGCGGGCTGGCGGCAGATCGACACGCACAGCTCGTAACCGACGCCCGAAGGCATGTCGGCGCGGGGGCAGACTGGCTGCGGGTTCTTACAGTAGTTGGTTCCGACGAAGCGGGAGCCGTCGAGCGCGATGATCGTCGCGGTGACGGTTTGCTTGGCGCAAGGGCCGGTCATCCTTCCGGCTCAACCTCAGGCGTGTCGATGACGCCGGGTTCTGGAGCCTCAATATCGCAGGAATAGGGACGGCCGATCTTCCTCGCCCACCTCACGCGAGACAGGCGATATTCACGTTGCTTGCGTTCGGCTTCGTCTTTGAGGTCGGTGATGCAGCCGGTCATGCCGCCTCCCGCCCGTAGCGGTCCTGCAGGGTCAGCATCGAAATGGCGTTGAGGTCGGTGACGACGCCGCCCTGCACGCGGGCGCCTACTACGCCCTGCCACCAGCCCGTGAGCGAGTGCGCAGCGTAGCTCTCGACCTCACCCCAGAGCATCGCGCAGCCGACCTCGATCATGCAGACGCTATCGACGGGGCCGATCTTCGGGGACGAGTGCAGCTGCAGCCGGTGCGTGTGGCCGCTGAACATCGAGACGGTTGATTCATTGGCCGCCCGCTGGGGGCCGGTCTTGCCGCCGTAGGCCCGTCCAGCGCCGTTGACGGGGTGGTGGGTGAAGCCCACGCCCTGGACGTAGAACACCTCGCCGTAAGGCCGCGTGCGCCAACCGAATTGGGCGAACAGCTCGTCACGCTGGCGGGTGAAGGTCTGCCAGGCTTCGGGGTTGGCGTTCTCGAAGCGTTCCAGCCGGTTCTCGTGGTTGCCCAGAAGGACGTCCTGCTTTGGGCGGTAGTCGGGCGCCATGCCCGCGCGCCATGCCTGAAGCGAGGCGGTCAGGTTGTCGAAGTCATCCTTGATGGCGGGCTTGAATTTGGCCTTCTGGGTGTCGTTCTTGTCGTGCTGGTTGACGCTGTCCCATGAGGACCAGTCGCCCACCTGCACGATGCGGTCGTAGCGTTGCTCGGACGCGTGGCGCGCGATCCACGTCAGGATCGGCAGACGGTCGGGGTGGCGCGGGTCCTGATGCAGGTCGCCTATGACCAGCACCCGCTCACCCGGCCCGCTCGGCGGCATAGCGACGTGCTGAACGGCAGGCTGGACAACGGCGAGCGGTACGGGCTGGGTGTACCGCGCCGGCCGATACAGGCCCCAATCGGGTTCGAGCTGGTCGCGGTCCTTTGCGACGTTGAGGCGCGACTTGAAGGCGTTGACGCTGGCAACGAAGCCGTCCCGCACCGCCTGCTCAGCGGCCTCGGTCAACGCTGCGGGGCCGGAGCCGGGAAGGCTCGGCGGCCTGAACCCCTCGCGCAGCTTGGCCTCGACGCGCTCGACGGCTTCCGCCGCAAGCTTCTCGTCCAATGGGCGATTAGCCATTCAGCCTCTCGGGTCGGAGTGAAACGGTATTTGAGGTCGTCCCGGGACCACGCCCCGATCACCTGTTTTGCGCTGGAGCTAGGCGCAGTAGTCGGCGTAGCTCTCGTAGACCTTGGCGCCGTTCTCCCAGCGATACTTCGGCGCAGGCCACGACATTTCGGCGCGCACGTAGCTCTCGCGCTGGCGTCGCAGCATGTCCGCCTGAGCTTCCGACGACATGGCGTTGAAACTCGCCACTGCCTCCTTGAGTAGGGCGTCAATATTCGTTGTCATATGAGCCTCGGGTCGGAGTGAAACGAAATCAGGGTTCATCCCGGGGTAGCGGCGCCAACTGTCCGTGGACGGCTGACGCCGCCATCACCTAGGCCGCGAGCCGCTCGCGCAGCGCGTAACCTTCAAAGCCCCACGCCTTCCGCACCGCCTGTTCGCGGGCGAACTTGCGGCCAAGCTCAGCATTAAAATTGGCCGGGGACGCGGGGGCGCTCTCGCCGCTCACGAAGAAGCCGTTCTGCATCTTGAGGACGCAGATGGTGAAAATGCCGTCGATGACGACATACTCTTCAGATGCGATCTTGGCTTCGAGCGACTCCAAGGTAACGCGCGGCGCGACGGCAACAGCCGCCGACTGGTCGTCGGTAACTTTCAAGCTTTCCATTTGGGTTTCTCTAACTTGCCGTGATCGGCCACGGCGGGCCATCGCGCCACCTACGGCGAGATTCTGTTGCTTGCGGGTCGGAGCGCAGCGACGAAGACGGGCAACTCAGGGATGAACCCAGTTGTGAATGACATGCCCGTTTTCATGACAGGCCAAAGCCGCCCTGCTCTCATCCATCGCGTCGCAAGGATTCGGCTCGATTTTGTAGGAGCCACCCTCGTCATGGACGGTGCAGCCCAGCCAAGACACGCCTAGGGGCGGCGCGGGTAGCCCCCGCTCGATACAGAACGCCTGAACCCGCTCTGTCGGGACGTAGAGGACGCGGACCATTGCGCCCTCCTCAGGCAGGCTCCGAAGCGCCAGCGGCGGCATGATCGCCGGCCACTTTTTCTGCGGCGCAGGAGCCAGGCCCGCGACCAGAAGGGCCGCGAGGAATGCGAGGGTTTTCATGGGAAGCGCCTTGTGTTTAGGCGTTGACTCTGTTAGTGTTTTTGGGCTGCGGCGGCGTGGAAAGCAGACACGCGGTGAGCGCCCCTTACGGCGAGTGGCGGGTTAGTGTGCACGCGAGACCCGACGATCGGAGAAAGCCGGAGTAGCGACCGGCCCGCAGCATCTAATCCTCTCCGAAGTCCGCCTCGACCTCGTTACCCCCCACGCTCACCTTCACCTTATCGAGCTGTCCCCAAGCCAACGCCACAAGCACAATCCCGATAAGGACCAGACACCCGATACCAAGCATCCCAAGGACGTTGATGCGGGCGATGTCGGCGGCCTCGGTGCGTAGCCAACGACCATGAGCAAGCACGGCGATAAGCCAGACGCCGCCCGACGTCGCCACCATCCCCCCGCCCAGCATGAGGGCGAAGCGGACGAGCGGAAGGCCCTTCAGTAGGCGGAAGACGGCGTCACGGACGGTCACCGAAGCACCCCCGCAACCTTGTCCTGAATGATCCACCACACGACCGCGATGCAGACCGAAGCCGTCGCAAACCCGCCCAGGATCCTCTGGGCCCAACGGTCATAGGCGCTCTGACGGTTCTCGATGCGCGCCAGCCGGCCAAGGATCCCTGTCCCGCCATTGCCGGCGTCGTTTTCCTCGCCCAGCACTTTGATGATGTGCAGCAGGTTCGCGTTTATGTCCGCGTGCGTCGGCTTAGACGGTGCATCCATTCAGCGTTACTCTCGTAAGGGGTGTTGAGGTGTCAGGACGGCCGGCGCGAGAGTGTCGCGTTCCAGCGCACAATGCGCAGGACCTCGGGCACTTCGCCCGGATCAACGACGGTGTTCGTATCAATGACGAGGTAGGCGATAACCTTCGTCGCCACCGCAACGTCAGTCCCTGGCCCGTTGACCAGGTAGGCGTTCGCCTTTGAGACTGTCTCGGTCATGTGATCGACTTCACGCCGAACTCGACAGCTTGGGCGGTCGCCGTGACCCACGCCGCAGAGGTGTTCGGGTTCGTCTCCCAAACGTTGCTTTCACCCGTATAGCCGAGCGTCAATGCGTGCGAGGAGGAGACGTAATTGGTCGCTGACGTGCGCAGCGCCAGTTGCAGGTTCGCCGGCCCCGTTTCGCCCCTCTTGGCGCGGGCGTTGACGACGACCGCCTCGACCTTGAAGCCGTTTACGGTCGGGGTGTTGCCGGTGTAGGTTTCAACCTCGTTGGCCGAACTCGACGTGATGCCGTCCGCGTCGGAATAGACCGCCTCGTCCACGCCGGTATAATCACCCACCCAGCTCGTATTCGCCCCGTTCCCGGTCGGGTACTTGGTCGAGACCACTCGCCCAACCGTGGAGGTTGTCGAGCAAAGAATCTGCGACCAGTAGGCCCCCGAGTTGGCGGACTTCAGCCTGACCTTGGTGACGCCGGTAAACTGCGTCATCGCCCCCACGGTCCCGGTCGCCCGTTGCGTGCCCGCGACATAGATCGTCGCCTCTCCGGTGGACTGCACGAGCTTGACGTCGATCACGGCGGCGTCTGCGTCGTCCAAGGTAAACGACGAGCCGATCGCGGTGAAGGTGCTGGCCGCGCTCAGGTAATACATCTGCGCGGTGTTTGCCGAGCCGTCATGCAGCAGGCGGAAGACCTCGGTGGAGCCGTCGTAGAAGCTGAGAAGCGACTTGTTGAAGAGGTTGGAGAACCAGTTGACCCGCCCGTGAAACCAGAACGTGCCGGCCTGTGACCACGAGGGGGTTTCGGCATAGGCCGACGTTGTCGGGACAAGAATTGCGCAACGGGAATAGGTGGCGTTGTAGCGGCTGGTAAACGCGCCGCTGTTGATGGTCGTGGATTCGATGACGCTGGAGTCGGACGGTATGATGGCGTCCAGCTCGCCGCCGGCAAAGAGGATCGTCACTGGATCGCCCCCACGAGCGTGATGGCGAAGTTGTTGAAGTCCGCATCACCCGAGGACGCCCCATGGGCGGTGATCTGCTGGCCCTTGGTCCCGACAACCGCGGCGCCCGACTGGCTGGCGAAGGTGAAGACGCCCGTATCCGCGACGCTTACCGTGCCTATGGTGGTCAGGTTCTTCTTGAGCGTGATGACGTAGGTGGCGCCGGGTTCGGAGCCGGTGTCGCAGCGGCCGTAGGAGCCGGTGAAGTTGGCCGGGAAGGTCACGTCTTCACCCAGGACGTGACCGCCGCCGAAGCGGTAGTTGGCGTCCGGGCCTTCGGCGCCGGTGTAGTCAAAGGAGACGAGGTAGTCGATCGTCTCCTGAAGCGTTGTCTCATCGATGATGAGAAGGCCGTCTTCGGTCTTCAGGGTGACGCCCGCCGCGGTCTTTATGATGACCTTGTAGGCGACGCCCTTGGTGAACCAGATCGAGGCTCGGCCGGCGCTGTCCAGCACAACCGGGTTGGCGTTGGCGACGTTGCCCGCCGACGAATTGTAGGTTGCAAGCGGCGTCTCTGTCGTCGCCGCGTAGGTGTAGACGAGCCCGCCTGCGAGCAAATCCCCCGAGTTGTCGAGGTACTGCTCAATGACGTCAAATTTCGCGACTGCCATGCGGTGGCCTTCGTGTTAAAAGGATCGGATGGAATGGCTGAAAAGCCTCACCCCGCCGGAGTGGGGCGAGTGGAACATCTGGGGCCGGCTGGCCTATTTGGTCGTCTTGATCGGGATAGTGTCGGCCGCGCACTTCACGGCGCGGTGGCTCGTCTACGGCAACTGAGCAAGGGCGTTCGGCGCAACAACGGCCCCGCGCCCGCCGTATGACAGCGCGTTAGGCTTTGGTGCGCCGGCCCGCGCAATCGCAGCAGCCGGATTGTCCAACCCCAGCTTCACCAGAACCTCAGCTTCCGTGTCGGTCAGCGTGAGGCCCTTGGAGAGCTTTTCGAGGATTGTTTGCAGGGGGCGCCGGACAGCGTTCCACGCGCTGCCGAAAATGTTCGCGTCCTGCCCGCGCGAGAACGTCTGGGAATTTGTGTTCGGCGCGACGAAGTTGGCGTTTTCGGCCTTCTCCAGGTTGCGTCGAGCCGCCTGGATGAACCGCTGCGCCTCTTCGGGGCCAAACAGGGCTTCGAGGTTGCGGCGGGCGTTTGGCGCGAAGCCGATCTGCTTCAGCGCTCCCGCCGCATTGGCCCGCTGCCCGAGCGCGTCCGTGATGGCCTGGCGAGCGCCGACCCGTGCGGCATCTAGCGCGTCACCGGACATATCCGCCAACGTGGCCGCAAAGGTGTCTGGCGGGTCCTTGAGCATTCGAGCGCCGACCTCCACCGCCTCGATTTCGCCGCTCATGTGCCGGTAGACGCGGCGGGCGCTGTCGAAGCCTGGAACATCCATCAGCGCCGTTTCAAGGTCGCTCTCGCGGGTATGCAGGCCGCTCGCCAGTGTGTTGTCGCCCTCGCGAGCCGCGCGCGACGCCGAGTCGCGCAGGCCGCGGCGAATGAGATCAAGTGTGCCGGCCGAGATATCCTGCGCCTTGCCCCCCGCTATCGCGTTGATTTCTTCCAGGGCCCCATAATCACGGCGGGCGTCCGCGATGCGGCGGGCGGCGGCTAGGGCGTTGGCCCCCGAGCGCCCCGATAGCGCGGAAACGAGGTCGTCCCCGACTGGCACGCGATCCTTGCTGAATTGGGGGTACATCTCGTCAGCCACACGGCCCCGAGCGACCGTCAGAGTTTCGCGCAGCTCATCGGCGGTTTGCTGGTTGGCGGTCAGTCCCCGCGCGCGATCGATCGACGCGTCCGGAACGCTCTCGACTGTCGTGTCACGGTATTCCTGCGCGGCGTTTCGGGCGGCGCCGGGGCGGCTACCGGCGAAGCGCAGCAGCGCTCTGGTGTTCTCCCCAGCCACATCAGCCAAGGACGGCGGCATGGCGCCTGTGGCGGTCCACTCTTTCACTGCCTGGCGGATTGTGGCCTCGTCCACGCCATCGTTGCGCAGGGCCTCGCGAAGGCGCGCGGCTGCGGCGCCGTTCACGCCGCCAGTAAGGCGATAGCCCGTGGCGGCATTGATAGCGCGTCCGGCCGACTGCGCGGCGCGGGCGGCGGACGGAAGAGCCCCCCCCGTGACGGCCCCAACAGTGGCCCCGCGCTTCGCGCCCTCGACGCGCTGGCCGTCCTCCGCGGAGCCAAAACCCGCCACGCCGCCCGCGCCAGCCCCGACGAGCGCCGAGCGCCCCGACACGGTCACAAGGTTCTTGCCCTTGGCGATGAAACCAGCGGCCGCCTTAGCGCCCGGGGCAGTGACAGCGCCCAGCACGTTGAAACCAATATTCTGGGCAGGATGGTCGCGCGCAAAGGCGTTGATCTGTTCAGATTCCGCCTGCTTTACGGCGTCGTAGGCGTCGCGCATTCCATAGCCCGCGCCCTTGCCGACTCCGATGCGCGCCAGGGCGTTGTTCGCGCCCGTCTCAAGCGCCGCACCGGCCGCCTCGATTTCGTCCGAAAAGCCAAAGGTTACGCCCTGGGTGAACGCTCTGACCTGGCCCGGTGCTGTTTTGGCGCGCCGCTCTGCGTCGGCCCTGGCCTTTGCCTTGGGCGTACTTGACGGGTCCCTGCCCCAGCCGCCCGTCGAAGCCTTGGCGACGGTCGAATCCTTCCCCCAAGGCATTACGGCTTCACCATGATACGGCCATCCGTGAAGATGTAGTGAGAGCCCGAGGGAAGGCTGTCATAGTCTTGCTGCGTGCGGGTGACGTAGGGGTTTTGCCGGGAGCCTGAGGGGGCGCCGGACTTGTCCGCCTTCAGGCGGACAATGGTCTTGGATTGCGCGGGCGTTAGCTTCGGGCGGTTGCCGTCGCCACTCGACGTTGCACGGGCAGGGCCGTCCGCGGCGATGCGGGCGGTGATGGTCGAATCCGGCAAGCCGAGGTCTTTGGCGTAGCCCTGATATTGGCCGACAAGCTGATTGTAGCGGCCCTGACGCGCGCTGTAGACCGTAGCCGCAGCCTGAACCAGGCGCTGGCGGATCGGCGGCGTGAGGCCCTTGCCCTGGTCGATGCGCTGAAGGGCGATGATGACCTGATCGGGAAGGCCAGCCGTCTGGCCAACCATCGCGAACTCGCCCTCCCGCACAACCGAGCCGGGATCCAGCATCTTCATGAACGAGTAGGTCAGCGCGAGGTCGTCAGCCGGCGTGGCGTTCGGCTTGGCCAGCCGCTTGACCTGCGTATAGGAGGCGGCAACGTCGTTGAACGCCTGCACCTCCTTTTCATTGTTGAATTGCGTGCGCAGTTGGATCGAGGTCTGCGCCGTCTGGCGCTTGCTCATCTCGTCCACCTTGGGGGCGCTGCCGGGGACCGTGGCGCGCTGCGCTACGGCTGTTCCGTTAGAGCGCGACTGCGTACCGCCCTCGAACTCGGCTATAGCGCCCTGCAAGGCCGAAATGACCTGCGGGTTGCTCATATCGAGTTGCTGGTCGGGGCTCACGCCGAGCTTTTGCGCGACAAAGCTAGCGTAGCCGGCAGAGTCGTTCTCGCTGGGCGGAGCCCACCGGTTGATGATCTTGGACACAGTGTTGAAGCCGCGACGACCATAGGATTGCAGCAGCGCGGCCTGCGCCTGCTCGCCCGCTTCAGGCGTTTCGAAGACAGCAAACCGCCCGTCCGAGCCCTTGTAGCCAGGAAGGGACCTGGCGAACTCGCCATCTTCGATGTTGCCGGGGTTGTTGTTGCGGACACTGCGCGGAGCGCCGCCCATGCCCGGTGAGCCGGTCGGGGCCATCGCGGAGCCAGCCCCGGGCGGGGTCTCGTCCAGCCAGAACCATTCGGTCGATTGGTCGCGGAGCGTGCGCTCCTTCCACGAGCCCTTCGGCTTGGGCGGGGCCGCGTAGACCATATCGACCTTGCCGGTCCTCTGGTCGCCCGCAAGAATGCCTTGATCGGTCTGGAAGAATTGCAGCTCGGCCTTCTCGACGTCGCCGAGGAAGAAATCGAGCGATGCGTCGTCCTTGGGTGCGGCCCGCAATTGCTCGACCATCTGCGGATCGAGAAAGGAGAGTGACGGCGCGAGCTGCTCAAACGCAGCCGCGCGCTGTTCGGCCGGAACCTTGCGAAGGCTGACCGCCGCCTGCTTCAGGTAGCCGAGCGTTTCTCTTTGCTTGGCGAGTTGGTCGGCCTTTTCCTGCCGTCCGATCTCCCGCGTGCGGTCCTCGCGGACCTGCTGATCGGCCTCCATTTGGCGGCCTTCGTCAATCAAGCCGCCGCTATAGAACGCGCGCTGTGCGCCCTGGCTGTCGCCACGGGCAAGCATGTTGCCGGCCTTAACGCGGTTGTAGCGATCGAAGACGCCCTGCGCCTGGTCCCAACCGTTGCCGAAGGCGCTCAAGGGGTTGCCGTATTCGGCCATTAGTATTGCCCCTGATAGTTATAACCGGGCCCAGTCGGGTTCCACGAGTTGCCACCGCCTGTGCCGCGCCACGCGCCAAACAGGTTCGTCCCGATATTCGCGAGGCCGCCGATCATCGCGTTGTTGGCGGCCGCCTGGTTCATGTACCCCGAGGCGCGCGCCTGACCCGCCTGCCAGAAGTTCTGGCCAGCTTGGTTGGCGTAGTTCTGGCCCGCCGAGGCGTTGCCCTGGTTGGCGGTCTGCCCGACGCCAGCAAGGCCCGCCTGCCGGTTCCAGACGTTCTGGAACTCGTTGGAAGCGAAGCCCTGATTGTAGCGGTCTAGGGCCTTCAGGGTCCCGCCCGACATCAGCCGCCCACGTGACGCCGCCGAGCGGTCGATCTGGTCGATGCCCTGCTGCGCGCGCCACTGATAGCCCGGGTCTGCGGTGAAGGCGTTGGGATTGGTCGAGAGGTTGTTCAAGCGGCCCAGCGCATTGACGCCGGCCTGACGCCACGGCTCGTTGTCGGCGCGCTGCTGCTGCCAGATTTCGCGCTGCAGGGCGGTCGCTTGGTCGGCGGCTTGCGTCTGTGCGTTGGCGGCGCTCTTGGCCGCCCTGTTGGCCTGGCTGCTGGCGTAAATGGTCGCCCCCGCGCCGATGACGGCGGGGATGATGGCGGCGGCTATCGGCATTTGGAACTCCACGCGTCAAGCGTAAGGAACCAGGTCTTGAGAGACCCGAAGTTGGATGGGGCGAAATCCCCGGCGGGCTTGAACCCGAATGTTCGTGGCGGTCGCGAGCGCCACCAGCCTTCGACCTCGTAGGTCGTGACCAGTTGGGCGCCAGCGTCGAAGATCTGTGCGAAGGCGGCCTTGGCGGCGGTCAGCACCTCCCGCCCCCAGCCTTCTGGCGTATAGAGCGTGTGCAGCTCGTAGACCCGACCCAGACCGTCGAGGCGGCAGAACAGGAACCCGCCGTGTTCGCTTCTCAGAGGCTGTACGGACGGATGCCGTACAATATCGGACAGGTCCAAGCCCTCGCGGCCTAGGAAGACGTGAGGCGCGACCTCAGGGTGCGTTGCGACGGCGTTCCAGAAAGCGGCGTCGCGGTCTTCCCAGACCGTCACGCTTCCTCTTCCTCAGTCTCCGCTTCGACCGCGACTTCTATTCCAGACACGACCAGCGACACGACGTTGGCGGTAGATGCTGCGGCTTGGATGGAGAAGCCGGCCTCCAGCGTGTGACCGATAAGCTCCTTGACGACGTAGGAGCCACCAGCGGCGATGCTCTTATCCTTCAAGACCTTGTTGCTGACACCGGCCGAGCCGCCCGAGGGGAGCCAGATGCTGACCGTCACGGCCGAGGCGTTGTCGTTCATCAGGACGGCGGCATGGATGCGGGCGGTAACGCTCTCGGCCTCGTAGGCGAGGCCAGCTGATGAGCCTATGGTCGTGGTGCAGAGGCGCTTGAGGTTCACGGGATCAGCTCAACAAGGAAGAGGTTGCAGACGATGTCATTGGCAACCGCGGCCCCCGCTACCGTGCCGGTGACCTTGATCACGATGTCGCTTGAGAGCGTCTCTGAGGGTGAAAAATTGCGTGACCGGGATAGGGCGTCTTCATTCGAGCCAGCTATGCCAGCTGCGCTGAACGCTGCGCCGCGCTGACTTGTTGCGCCCGCCCTAAGTATTACGAACTCGGATCGCCATTGCACAACTGTCGATCCGTTGACGCTGAAGGTCGGGCTCGCGAACGCGCCGAAATAGGCCGTAACTGTCTTGGCCCGCGTGTTGGCCGCGTATGTACCCCCCATCGTGACGCGAACGCCCATCCCATCCGCCGACAGCGTGCCACCAGGCAGGGTGTAGGTGTGGAGCGTCGTCTCGGTATTGTTGGCCGGAGTGCCGTTGGCGGCGGCTGACGAGTAGAGCCGGGACACACCGCTGCCCGCGCCTCCAGTGGCCGAGATAGTTATCGTGTCGGCCCCGTCATTGGGCGTGATAATCACGTTCGCGCCGGCGGTCAGCGCGGCCGCCATTGTGTCTCGGATGGTTTCGGCGAGGTCGCCGATATCCGCAGACGCCAACTCCAACGATTGCGCGTCGATCGGTTGCTGGGGCGGGATCCACAGCGGCAATTCCGCCACGTCGGTTTCAAGCTCCGCCACGTCCGTTTGCAGCGCAGCCAGCCCTGCCGCTGCTGCGGCTGCGTCAGCCAGCGCCTGGGTCGCCTGCGTCTGCGTCCGTGCGAAGTTGGCGAGCTGCGCGAACGTCTCGATGTTGGGCGGCGAGAAGCCCAGCGCGGCCAGGTTCTTGCGGTCGATGGCGAAGCGCTGGACCGTCATCGCCCGACCCGCGCCAGAGCCTGCGCCCCGGTAATCACTCGTCTTACGGGATCGGAAATAGACAGCCGGAACACCCAATCGCGCCCCATGCCGAGCCGGTTCCAACGAACCCGGGTGCGCGTCTCACCAATCCGCCCGATCGACCGCGAAAGCTCGTTCGACCAGTTGCGCCCGCCGTCCGTGGAATACCGCAGCATTGCCACCGGATCGGTCCCCTGCCCCGTTCCGTCGAGCCCGACGCCCGTTTCCATGAACACCTCGAACTCGTCGCAGATGAATGCGCGGCCCTGTCCGAAGTTGTGGGGTGTGATACGCTCCAGAACGAGCGGGTCGCCTGCGTCCGAGTAGGTTTCGAGGCTCTGGGCGTAGACCTTGCCAAGCTCGCGGTCGCCGCAGAACTGCCTGTTGAAGGCGAACGCGTTGTTGGCCTGCCGTTGCGGTTCAAACTCGCCCGTCGCCGGGTTGGTCCACGCCCGTTCGTGCCAAAACCCTGTCGCGGCGTCGTAAACCCACGTCGTGTCGAGGTCGAAGAGGACGAACCAGTGGCCTTCCTCCTGATAGGATCGCGGCACAACGGCGGTCAGGTCGCCGGAATACTCTCTGATCGCCTTCTCGACGGCATGGGTGGACACCCGCTGGCCCTGGTAGCCTTGCAGACGGCGGACGATCCCTTGCCCCCCGTCGTCGCGGCCGATCCAGAACAGGGAGTTATCGGCCTCCACGAACGGGGTAACGGCCCCGCCCTCGACAAACCCGCCCTCGACCCTCGCAAACGGATCGTCGGTGTCGCCCGTCGAGGCCCAATATTCGATGGAGTTGGTCTGCGAGATGATGATTTCGCGGTTGACGACGCGAAGATGGACGTTCTTGTCGGGCGAGCCCTCAGCAGCGCCGAAACTCAGGCCCGTCACCGTTCCCGGGTCGTTGATTTCGGAGTACCAGACCTGGCCGGTATTGCGTTCGAGGAACAAGGTCGTCCCGTCGATGTAATCCGACCAAAACCCTTCCAGTGGATCGGTATCTTCCACCAGCAGCAGGTCGAGGTCGCCGGTTTCTAGGTCGAGGATGCGAAAGTAGCCGTCCCCGATGACGAGCTTGCCGTTGTTCGAGGAAAGCCCAACCGGGCCCTCGTCAGACGGCAGGCTGGCCCACTCGGTTTTCGTCCCGTCCGCATAGCCTTCGTAGATCTTCGACCCGCCGACGATGAACAGCCGGCCATCCATGACGTAGAGGGCGCGGATCGGCGCTTCGAGGCCGGAGTAGAAGGACGCAATCCCCGGCGTGCCGATGATGGCGACGGGCGACTTGGCGTCACCGTCTCCGGCTTCCAAGTAGCCGTTCACCAGCCGTGCGGTCTGATGCTCGGTGTAGGTCTTCGAGGAGGGACCGACGATCCCGACCGGTATTGGCCGTTGCATCAGCAGGCGTAGCGGTTGGCGTGCAGGCGAAGGAGTGCGGCCGGCGCGTTGACGACGCGACGCGCGCCGTAAAGCTGGCGCAGCCTGGCCCGCCCCTCGCCGGCAAGCTGGACGACCTCGGGCGTGGGCTCAGCCCCGTAATCAGGCAGGCGCATCGCCAGCATGTACGGCAGGCCCTCGTCCATATCGCTGGAAAACGGGTGATCATCGTCAAGGCCAAGGTCGGTTTCCTTCACCCAATCGGCTATGTCTTCGCGGTAGAACCAGCTCGTCGGGCCGGTCGTGACCTTGGAGGCGGCCTCCTCGATGGTTCCCGAGCCTGCGGTCACGGTGACGGCCCCGGTCACGCCGATGCGGTCGCCGTTGTTGGGCTCCTCAGGGGTCGTGACGTTGACGCTATAGAGCCCGCCGGCAATGGCGTCGTCGCCCGCCTCTGCGTCCCAGACGCGCTTGAGGCGCTGGCCGACTTCCTTGCCCTGCATACTGCGCCACATGGCGTTAAAGGCGGCCAGGCCATCGACGGCCTGTTCGGCGCTCGGCGCACGCTGGCCATCGCCCAACACGCCCTTGAGGCGCAGCGCCGTGGTGATGACTTCGCGAAGCGTCATCTATCTGCCCTTGAGCCAGTTGCCGATGTGGCCGGTGTATTGGTTGGTCCCGCCGACGTGGGTCAGCGTTAGTTCGGGGTCGAGCCAGACCTTGCCGCCGGCCTGGCGCCAGTCGGCGCAGAAGGCGGTATCCTCGCCGTACAGGCGGCCATCCTTGACCGGGGCGTGGAAGTAGGCGTGGCCCGAGAACTGGTAGTGGCTATAGGCCCGCTCGGGATGCGCCTCGCGCAGTGTCTCGAACACTCTGCGGGTGAGACACATGAAGCCGCCCGGTACGCTGGCGACCTCCAGAAGCCCGTCCTCAGCCCACAATTCGGAGCGGTCCAGCCAGCCGACCGGATAGCTCTCAACGTCCTGTTTGAGCCGGTATGCCCCGCCGACGAAATCAACCCCGCGGGCGGCAAGCCTGACGATGGCCCCGGGCTCCCAGGACACGTCCGCGTCCACATAGACGAGGCGGTCATAGTCGCTGTCGAGAAAGTCCTGCGCGATCTGGTTGCGGGCCTGGGTGATCAAGCTGCAACCGGGAAGGAAGACGGCCTTGAACTCGACGCCGGCGCCCCGTGCAACCCCCTGCTCATTGAGCAGGGAGCGCACGGTTTCGACGCAGACCTTGCCGTCATAGGCAGGGACCGCGACGAACAATTTCACCTAGGCAGCGCCCTTGATCGCGCCGAGGCTCACCAGCGCGGCGCGAAGGGCGTTGCCCTGGGCGGCGAGCGTGGCGATGGCGTTAGCGATGATCGTGGAGTTGTAGGTGCCCGTCAGCGTGAGGACGCCGTTGGTCGCGGCGGCGACGCCGCCCGACGCATCGGTGACGACGGCTTGACCGCCGCCCGCCGGCTGAGCAACCGGAGTTGCGCCGTAAAAGCCGACCGTGTCAGTTGCGGATTGGCCGAGCTTGACGCCCGTGCCGTTGGAGAGTTGCTTTGCCATAGGGTGCTTCCCTGTTTGTAATGGCGGAAGGGAAAGGGGCGGCCAAGCGACCGCCCCAGTGAGTTACGCCGGGGGGAACTAGGCGGACGTGCCGCTGATGCGGGTGCCGCGACGGGGGTCCACCATCTTCACGCCGTACACCACGTCAAAGCGGTGCAGGTGGGTGTCGTTGGTGCCGTCCGACGTGCGCCAGTAGCGGACGGTCAGGCCGGTTTCCGGGTCGGTGGCGTAGTCCGCCTCACCCGAGTAAGGCATGATCAGCTTGGCCGACACGAGGGCGAGCGCCTCGGGACGGAAGATCGTGCCGTACTTGTAGGTGGTGTTGTCAGTGTCGGCTTCGGTGTCCGAACCCATCCACTGAATGGCGGCGTTGTCAGCCGGGGCGGCGCTGACCGTCTGATAGGCGCCCGACGTGATGATCGGCGGGCTGATGGTGAGCGCCAGGTCCTGGTTGTCGGCCGTGCCGGTAGCGACCGAAGTCCCGCCCGTGATGACGGTGAACTGCTGCAAGTAGGGCAGCACCGCCTTGGTCAGCGGATTGACCGCATAGACGTCAGCGATGGTGAACACCTCGCCGGCCGTGACCGTCTTGGCGTTGCCGACGTTGTCCACGTTGAGCGTCTGGGTCCAGTTGCCATCCTTCACCGAAGCGTAGGTGACGTTCTGGTTGGCGCCGTCAACGAGGGTGTTGCCGTCGCGCGTGCCGGTCGTGACCGTGCCGGCGTTCTGGGTCGAGTACCAGTCGATATTGCCCAGCATCGGCAGCTTGGCGCGCGTCAGGGCGTCGGTGGCCTCCTTGGTCTGGGCCGTCAGGCCAGACAGGGAGCCCAGCATGGCCCAGGCGTCGGAGGGGTGCAGCAGGCCGATGCGGCCGTCCTGTTCCACCGCCATCTCGTCCAGGCGCTGCGGGCCTTTGGTGAGGTCCGAGTAGGAGTTGATATCCTGACCAGGCGTGCCGACCCAGGAATAGAACTTCTTCGTTTCGGCGTGCAGGTCGCCGTCGATCTGGTTGGCCAGGGCCGAAGCCTTGGCTTGCAGGATCTTCGACTTCAGCAGGCCATCGACGGTCAGGGTTTCCTCAAGCGAGGTGAACTCGACGTCAACGCCCTTTTGCTTGTCGATGGTGACGGCGATTTCACCTTCGACCACGTCCTGCACGGACGCAACGGCGCCGTCGCGGACAGTGAACTGCGGGACGCGCTTGATGTAGACGGTCGTGCCGTTCTTCTGGCCGGTGTTCGAAATCGGCTTGACTACCACGTCCTTGTATTCGGACGAGACGAGCTTCGGAAGAACGACGCTGTTCTTCATCAGCTTGAGGAAGGTGTTGGCGTACACCTTCGGGGAAAGCAGAGCATTGCTCATATCAGGGGTCCTTCTGGCCCGCTAGGGCACTGGGAGGGGCGGCGTCTCGCGACGCTGCTGTTGGGTTAGGCCCCGTACTGCTTTTCGAACGCTGCGAAGTCGGAGGTATCGGGCGCGACGGTAAATCGCCCGCCTGATCCCCGAACCTGCGGCGTCGGAGCCGGGGCGTCTGTTGCGGTCTTGGCGGGCGTCGGAGCCGGAGCGGCCAGCGACGCCTCTATGCGGGCGAGTTCCCTGCCTTGGTGATGCGGCGGCAGGGCCGAAATCCTCTCGAACTCGCGCATGTTGCTTCCGAGGTGGTCGGCCAGCTTTGGGCCGATCTCGGAAGCCGTGATGAGGTCGAACATCGTCTCTGGGAGAGACGGGGCGCGCCGTAGCGCGGTGATGCCGGCGGGCTCGCCGTCCGGGTATTGCTCCGCGACCCGGCGGCCAAACGTCTCAAGGGCCGTCTCCACCCGCGTGCGCGCTTCCCTCTCGGTCAGGCGCTTTTCGACGGCTTGGTCGGCTTTCCAGCCGGCCAGGTCCTCGACGTATTGCGGGTCGTAGATGCCCTCGGCGTAGGCCGTGGGGTCGGGGCGGCCGTCCGTCTGCGCCTGGGGCGTTTGCGGCGCGGGCTGAGTCGGGGGGCGCATGGCCTGTTCCCGCCAGTATTCCGCGTCTCGCTCGGCCTGCCGTCGCGCGGCGGTCAGCTCATCGATGCGTTCTTGCGCGGTCTTTTTGGGCTTGGCCGGGGCCTGACCCTCATCCGCTGCGGCGGCTGCATCGTCGCCGGAGTCCGCCTCGGGGGCGGGGGTATCCGCCGCTGCATCCTGGGTCAGGGCAACGTCGGTGTCGTCGCTCACGCCTTCCGGCGCGTCGTTTACTTCGGTCATGTGCGCTTTCGCGAAGCCCCTTTGGCGCGCGTATCGAGAGCGGGGCGGGCTCTCGGCGCGGGAAGTCTCAGGCCTTGGCTTTGGCCTTCGGGGCGGGCTCCTTCAGAGCCTTGGCCGTGGTCGCTTGTGACAGCGCCTGTTCGGTCGGCTTGGCCTCAAGGTCCATCGCCGCGCTTTCGGTGGCGATGGCGTCGGACGTGATGCCGATTTCCGAGCGGCGGGCTTCGGCCTGGGCCTTTTGCGCTTCGGCTTCGGCCTTGTCGGCGTCGGCCTCGGCCTTGCGCAGCTCGGCCATCTTCAGCGCAACGTCGAGGTCGGTTTCAGGGCTCGTTCCGACGTTGCCCCCTTCGGCCATCAGCTTCTGAGCCTGGGCGCGGGTGTATTCGACCTTGGCGGCGCGCTCGTCCAGTTCGAGCATGATACCGGCGCGCTGCATCTCCTGCGCTTCCTGCGCCTGCTGGGCCTGCATCTGGCGGGCCTGTTGCTCCTCAGGCGTGAGCTTCGAGACGTCCTCGTCGGCCATGCCCGGCGGCAGGATTTTCTTCAGCCGCTCCCCGATTTCGTCGGCCAGCGGCCAGTCCTGCGCCTTGGCGATCAGGTCGGCGGCGACCTGGGCGGCGGCGGGAACGGCCTGCACGAACTGCATCATGCTCTCGGCGGCCTCGACGCGCTTAGTCGAGTAGCTCGGCCCCGTCTCGACCACGATGTCGTACTTGCCCTTGGAAAGGTCGATGCTGCCGGGGTCGTTGGGGTCGTTGACGCGCTGGATCTTCTGTTGCTCGTCCTCACCCAGAACCCGCACGGTGCGGGCGGTGTCGTAGGCGACGGGAATAAGCTGGTCCACGACCGTGCCGCACTCGGCGATCGCCGACTTCAGGTTGTCGTGGTAGATGTAGGTCGCCACGTCGCCTTCGCGCTGGCGGGCGGCGATGGCCTTTCCTGACGTCTCGTTGCTGCGAACGCCAAGGCTCGCGTCGTGCAGGCCGGTGACATCCTTGATGTCCTGCGCGTTGAGTGCGGCTTCCTGCATCAGGGCCGCTTCGATCAACGGCGGTTCTAGGCGCTGCGGCGGGACATCGCCCGTGTAGGTGAGGACCGTGTCGCCGTTCTGGGCGGCCTCGGCGAAATCCTCTGCGTCGCCAGCCTGCCGCTCGTGAACCAGCCATTGCTGGCGCGGGGCCAGGGCCAGCTTCTCCGCCATGACCGAGCGCCAGTAGTTGCGCAGACGGGCCGCGTCCTTGGCGAAGCGGACGAGGCCGAAGCGCACCGTCTTCTCGCCCGTGTTCACCTCCCATCCCGGCACGCGGAAGATGGGGATGCGGTTAATCGGGTACTCGACCGGCTCCTCAAGAATATCGTGGCCGGTGATCAGGTAGACGCAGGCTACGCGCTTGGAGGTCTTGCGGACCATGGCCTGGCCGCGGCTGTTGACCGCGATCATCGGCATGAGCTGCGCTTCGTTCTCCGGCGTAAGCTCCTTGATGGCGCCGTCCTGCAACAGCGCTATGGTGGCGGGACGGTCCTTCATGACCCAATACTCGGTCACGCGGACGACATCGCGGGTCGCCCAGCCGCTGCGGGCAAGCTCCCCTTGGAAGTCAGACCCTAGCTCGGTCGGGGCTTTGTCCGGATATCGCTCCTCGAACGCCTTGCGCGGCATCTCGTCGGTGACGAAGCAATAGCCTGCATCCGCGCCGGTCGGTTCGGTCCGCGACGGGTCCCAGACGACCGCGAACGGGTCGGGGATCGGCTTGATGCGGATATCGCGCTCGAAGGCGTCGTCGCGGGCGTACTCCAGCGCGACACGGAAGTTGCCGATGCCGCAGGCGACCTGCGACTGGCCGGCCGTGGCATAGACCTGCTGGGCCTTGCTGTCGTGCTCGATGGCGCGGATCAGGCCCTCGCGGATTGAGGCCAGGTCAACGTCAGCGTCTTCAGCGGGCCTGGCCTTGATGGCGGGGCGGTTGATGCGAATGTCACCGACAACCTGGGCCACGAACTGCGGCAGGGTGTTGATGGTCAGGCACGGGCGACCATTGCGCGCGGTGACGTCGGAGGCGTCCCATTGCTCGCCGGCCAGGAACTTGAGGTCGGTCTGCGCCTCCTCGCGGTTCTCGCGGTCAAAATCGACGGCTTCCTGCCAGCGCTCGCGGGCTTCCTTCAGGAAGTCCTCGACGGACTCGTAGCCTTCGGGCGCCTTGGCCTTGGAGGTCTTCTTCGCCACGCTACCTCCCCATCCATCCGCCAGCGGCTCGCCGCCCGGGTTCTTCCGCCTTCACGCGCGGCTCTTCGTGGACAATCGCGGCCAGGCCGGCCGCGTCAGCCCCGTGCGAGGCCCAATCGTGGTTTGGGCCAAGCCCGATGTTGCGCTTGTCGTCGCGCTTTTCGTGGTAGGCGCCCAAGGCGTCCCTGCCCGCTTCGGTCGTCGCTTCGTTCCAGCGCATCCGGGGCATCAGCCGGCGGAAGGCTTCGATGCGCTTGGCCGCCGCACCCTTGCCTTGGTTCGGCACGACCGTGACCGCGTAGCCCGCGTCCCTGAGCGCGCTCTCGTAGGAGACGTCGTAGACCTTGTCGTTGGTCGCCCCGTCGTGGGGGAGCCAGAATTGCGCCCGATCAGGCGTGTAGCCTTTGGACCTGCACCAGTTGAGGTGGGCACCGAGGGGCTGTCCCTGCGCCTCGTAGTAGTCCAGCCAGCGTATTTCGACGCCCACGAACTGCGCCGCCCAGATGACGAAGGTGTCGGCCTTCGCGCCCGTACCGCCGATGTCCACAAACAGGCGGATGGTGAGCAGGGGATCGGCTGGAACAAACCCTACCCGTCCATCCTTGCGCGCCTGCGTCAGGCCCGCCGCGTAGTAGGCGCCCTCCGTCACTCTGACGTAATCGCCTTCCCAAACGTGGTCATACTGATCTGGCCGGTCGCGCTGGTCATCGGCCCGTTCCTGTTCCAGCACATCGGGAAGCCAGGGGTTGTCCGACCAGTTGGCGCGGACGACGACGCAATCGCTCGGCGGGGTCGGGCCGGTCAGCAGCAAATCGACCGGGTCGGACTTCCTTGTGCGGTTCCAGCTGAACCACAGCTCGGAGCCTGGCTTGCGGATCGTCGGACGAAGGAGCGTCAGGCTGCGTTGGCTGAGTGACTGCGCCTCCTCGACCCAGGCGACATCAAACCCCTCCAGCGACTTGATGCTTTCGGAGGTGTGGTCCTGCATCCCCTGGAAGATGATGACGCCATCGCCGGGGGTCTTGATCAGATCGGTTTGGATGTCGAACTGGTCGCCAACGCCGAAGGTCTCAATCTTGTCCTCGATGAGGCGCTTGGCCGATTCCTTCAGGGACTTCTGTACCTCGCGGATACAGACGCCGCGGAAGCCTGGCTTCAGGATCGCCGTCTCGACCATCAGGCCGGCGAAGAAGTGTGACTTCCCCGAACCGCGGCCCCCATGCGCGCCCTTGTAGCGTGAGGCGGTTAGGAGCGGCTTAAACGCCCGAGCTGTCGGTATCTCGACTATCGACAATCGTGCGCCTCAGCTCTGTCACGGTCGCGTTGACGTCGGCGTTCAGGTCCATCGTCTGACCGGGTTTGCCGTGCGCGCGGTCGAGGATGCTGTTCGAGGCCGCCACCTTGGCTGCGTCGCTCTCGCTCGTGCGGGCCACGCTGATCAGAATCTGCAGCGCCTCTTGGCTGAACTCCTGCGCCGCTTCCCGAATGTCGGCGGTCGCCTTGTTCAGTGCGCCTTTCGGCCTGCCGGCGCCTTCGCGCTTTCCGCCACGGGGCATGTTTGATTTCTCTGATAAATGATCGAAGCTGCGCTATGGTGAAGGTGACTCAACCACGGAGACGTGCATGCCTGACGACACAAAGGTCCCGTTCCGCTGGGAGCATTTTCCTGCCGCCGACACCAAGGCGGCCCACGCCCTCCAACACATCGCGCACTACCTGGACCGGATTGAAGGCCACCTTGAGCGAATAGCCGACGCCGCCGAGAAGCAAGCCCGCAAAGACTGAGGCGGTTAGTCGGAGGCCTTAGCCGCAATCGTCCATGGCGCTGGTGAACAGCCAGAACTCGGCAAAGCGCATGGCCATGACGACTTCGGCGTGGCCTTCAGTGCTGGCGAGGTAGAAGGTTCCGTCAGGCTCGGTTCCAATGACGGTGCACTCAATGAGCTTGGCTTGACGGGCGCCGGCGAGAACCTTGTTGGCCTCGATGCGCGCGCCGTCTCCAACACCATCGACCAGCTTGAGCTTTACGACATTGCCCATGCAGCCTCTCGGGTCGCGCTCTTGGGCGCGAAGATGGGAAAGGGTTTTAGGTCATCCCAGGGTGGCTGAGAGACCTGTATTGCACTGGATTAGGCGGCTTCTGCGAGCGCTGGTGCTGGGGCTCGGTGGATCAGATCAAAGGCGTCGCACTGACCGGCGTCTTCCTTCACGGTCAACAGGCTGCGCCTCAGGTCTGTGCCCTCGCCCATCGTGGAGACTAGAGCGCCAATGACGCCGTAAGGGCCGGGCTGGCGGGTGTCGGACGTGAATGGCACTTCATCGACAAACGCGACACGGCAGTTGCACGCCGAGGCGCCGGGGTTGAAGTACGTGAGCACTCCCACGACCTCGCGCCCGCCGGTGTTGTAGGGCACGCCCTTGACGATATCGCCCGCGCGGGCCGGTGTTCCGTCGCGATAGTGCGGCATGGTGCTTCCTGCGTTGCGGGTCGGCGCCGTAGGCCCGAAGACGGGATGGCGCAGCTACCCTGGGATGGACAAAAAGGCTCGCGCCACGGTCGTGAACCGCAGTTGATACGAAGCAATAGCTTGGTCGGCTTTGGCCGGGCGCGATTCTGGAAAGGGGTGCGGGCGGCGACCACTCTCGGACACCGCCGCCCGACTTAAGCGGGGCCTACACCGGCCGCTAAAGACCGGTTCAGTCCCGCAACTGTTTCAGGCGCAAAGCGCCCGCCTAGGTTTTGTCCCACACTCCCGAAGCTTCGTCAAACACTTTTTACAACCCCTTGTGCGCACAAAAAGCGAACGGCGCCATTAGTGGGGTTCTGGAGGGTGTGGCACGGGTTGCCAATGCGTCGGTGAGAAGTCCAGATCAGCGGGCCCGCCGCCCTCGCTCTTGCTGAAGTCGCGCCAGCCGCCGCCGACACTCCCGTGATGCTCGAACTCCTCGCCACTGCGCCAATAGCCGAGCCGCATCCGACCGGGCATGGCGAGCCAGATGATGCGGTCCTTGCGTGCGCTGTCGATCGGTTGCCAGGTCACGCCGCCCTCCTTGGCCTGTTGTCATAGTCCACCCAGGCGAGCCTAAGGTTCTCACACGCAGCGCGGACAAGGGCGACCTGACCATGCGGGTACTTCTCCCCTGTCGCGTCCTGAACCTTGGCTCGCCAGTTGACGGGCTGGCCCGATTGAACCTGCGGCTCAAGGATGGCGAGTAGGACGCCCATCGAATGGCGTCCGGTTTCGCGGGTCAGCGCGTCAATGTCCTCGCCGGCCTCACGCATCTCGTCGGTGAACGGCGTGACCGAACCGCTGCTGCGGCCGTCCACACGCTCGTCTGACGCCCGTGCGCGGTCAACGCGGTATCGGACAGCCACCAAGTCCTCCAACCGCCTCACAGCGGCTTCCTGGGCCTCGCTGATGGCCTTGCGGCTAGCGAGGATGGCGAAGCCGTCGAAGCGGTGGACACGACGGACCTTCTCGCGGGTCGCTTCCGTGGATTTGACGTTGGCGTTGGCCGGCTGGTTCAGGGCTTCTTCGTTGACCCCCCAGAGCCTTGGCGTGGAGCGTTGCTCGTAGGCTCGGCGGGCGATTTCTGCCGGATCGGTAGGACCGCGGCGCTTGCGTTGTTTTCCCATCTGTCTTTCCCCGACTTGGTGATTGGTTAGGCGGCTCGTTCGACTTCTCGGAATCGCCGGTCGTCGCCGCAGAACTGCATCCGCACCTCCCCTGGCTTGCCGATGACTTCGTGGTATCGGGACTTCTGGACCTTGATGAGCGTGTTCATTTCGTCCTCGCGGTGAACGATGACGCCCAGGTCGGCCTTGTTGTACCAATTCGCGCTGCCAGAAATGTCGTAGAGCGTCGGCATCTTGTAGTTGCCGTCACCGTCCTTCGTGCTTTTGGTCGGGTGCGCGATGACGCAGATATGGACGCGAAAAGCCTTGGCGAAACGCTTGAGCGAGCGGATGGCGCGGCCGATGTATTCGGTCTCGCTCTCGTCATGCCGGCGGGCATGTTCAAGCTCGTTCCAGGGATCCACAACGATGATCCGGGCGCCGTAGCGGGCCACGGCGATTTCCATCTTCTCCAGCAGCCATTCGAGCGTGGCGTCTTCATGCTCGGAGGGGATGAGGAACAAGTGCTGCGCGTCGATCCAGCGGTCGGCGGCGGCGCGCTCCGGCTCGGTCAAGTCGATTTCGCGTCGGCCGGTGAACCAGCTTCGCAGGTTGCGCCTGTGGTCGCGCTGCGGCTCCTGTTCGAACGAGGCCCATGCGATCGTAAGGTGGTTCTCGTAGGCGACGCCACAGAACAGGTCGTTGGCGAAGCTGGTCTTGCCGAACCCAGGCGTCCCCGTGACCACGGAGAAGTCACCCAAGCGCACCTTGAAGTTGTCGCGGAAGAGTTGGAACGCGGGCTCGTAGATGACGCTCGGCGGCAAGGGCGGCAGCTCGCCCATGCGGTAGACGCCATCGACGCGCAGCCACTGGGCTCGGTTGATGGTCTCGACCACGCCCTTTGAGCCGTAGTCCTCCAGAACCTCGTTGAGGTCCTTGCAGCGTTCCCGGCCGCGATCCTTCTTGGATTTGGGGTAGGTCAGGAACTTGCAGCGGTAGCGGCCGAGGAGGACCGAGAGGTCTTGCAGCAACGCCGCGCCCGGGTCGTCGGCGTCGGTGGCGAGGATTATCTCGGCTACGCGGTCCTTGGTCAGCAGCGGGCGAATGTCGCCTAGCCACGCGTAGGCTTTCGCGTCGCCGGGGTCGTCCATTGCCTTCTGCGGCGCCCCATCGGGAACGCTGATCGTCCGCAGGAAGCCCGCCTGGATCGCCGCCACGGCGTCTAGCTCCCCCTCGGTGACGATCAGGGGCTGCGACAGGAGCGCGTCGTCGCGAAGGCAGTCCTCGTTGAAGGCGATCCGCTCGCCGCCCTTGTCGGCCGTCCACTTGACCTGCCCCTCGATCACGTCGAAGCGGCGGTACTTGCGGCGGACCGTGCGGCCTTCCCGGTTGAACGGGATGACGAGAGCCTCACCACCCTCGCGCCGCGTACTGGCGAGGCCCAGACGCACGGCTAGTTCCACGTCGATACCGCGGGCTTCCAGATGCTCCATCGGGGTCGTCATGGTAGGCGGTGCTCCAGTTGCAGTGGTGACAGTGGGCCAGGATCACGTCGGGCTTGACGGTGACGTGCAGGCAGGGGTCGCGCTTCTTCCGGCGGTCGGGCGAACACTTCGGGCAGGGACAGCGGAAGTCGTCGCGACTGCCGAGCTGGATGCCGTCCGCCTTGGCCTTGGCTTCCTTCGGGGTCATACAAACGCCACCCTCCGAGGCTCTTGCCGGTTGGCCCGCCGGGACGCCACGCCGGCCGCCGAGCGGCGTAGGTAGGCCGCCGGGTCCTGCGTTTTGTTGACCGCCGCCTGGCTGACCGCCGCCAGCAGATCGCGCGCCTCGATCCGGTTTTCGGACAGCAGGCGCCCAAACAGCGACCGCGCTTGTTTCTCAGGCATGCCGCCCTGACCACGCAGCAGCAGAACAGCCGAGTCCCAGGCTACGGCGTCCAAATCCGGTGGCGCTTCGGCGCCCGAAGATTTATCTTCGGAACTCTTCTGGCTTATGGCTCTTGGCTTATGGCTTATGGGGCTTAAGGCGGGGGTTGGATTTTGGTTATCCGACGCCGGATTTCCTCTTTGTTTTCTGAGCTTTGGGTTGCCCCCGTTTTTCCCGTTTTTCCGCGCGGTTTTCGCTTTTTTTGCATCCGAAATCATGCGTCGCGAGAAAATGCGGCCCTTTCCGTCGATGCTGTACACCCCCCAGCGGCCCAGCTCGTCCAGCCAGGCTTCGACGTCGGTGGACGGCCAGCCGGTGATCGCGGCGAGGTCCCCCGAGCCAAGCGCGCGGCCATTGAGGGTCAGATAGCCCTGCGGCTCCGACTGCGCGCAGATGCAGAGCATACGCATCCAGAGGCCCTGCGCGGACGCCGAGCATAGGCGCAGCTTGGGATCGCCTTCCCAGTCGCTCCAGAAGAACTTAGACCAGACGACGCCGCTCATAGGGTCGTCGCCATTTCGTCGGCAAGCTTATAGGCGAGCGCGGCCGCGTTTTGCCGACCCCGATCGTCCGCGACCAAGAGGACAGCGGCGCGCATAAACATATACGCCACCACTTCCTTTTGCTGGGTGGAGTGATCCTCTACAGCTCGTCTGATCGTGCGATGAACGTCGGCATAGGTATTGCTCATGCGGCGATCTTCTCACTGTTCGCCGCGCCAGTGACTTCACAAGGGCCGACTTCGGCACGATTTCTGTGGAGAGATGCTGTACGTTCGCCCTTTGGCTTCGGGTTGTAGACGAGCCGGGAATGACCAGGGCAGAAGCTAGCGCCGTCGTGCGTCGGTAGCGCGCAGAACAGATGCTCTGCCTCCTCATGTGTCGCGTATTTGCATTCTCCGTGTGCCGCGAGCGAGAGCAGCGGCGCCTTTCGGCTGTGCTCGGCGAGCTTGGCGGCGTAAGCGACGCGCCGCGCCTTGTCGGGCGTTAGACGCGCCACCTTGGGCCTGGGCGGGCGACGGACATAGTTGACCGAATGAGGCGCGCGTGGCTTGCGAGCGCGGGGTGCGCCGTCAGCCTTCCGGCCGCGAACTCGGTTGGCCTCGGTGACGCCCTCGGGTCGCACCAGGCAGAGGCGGTGAACCTTGCCAATCACGGCGCTCCTCGTGACGCCGCCCAACGCCTTTGCGATCGCGCTAGCCGGGTCGCCGGCCAGCCACATCACCTTCAGCTTCTCAACGCGCTCGTCGGTCCAATCGGAGCGCAGCGACGAAGACGGGTAACTCAGGGATGCCATATTCTCTTTCAAGACCATTTCCTCTCAGCCTTGAGGAGTTGTGAAGTGGCGGCTGTCAGGGCGCGACGGGTTCTATTGATTTCGCGGGTATCACCGCTAAAGTCGGCCGAGTAATAGGCCACCAACGCCTCATACCGAGCCCGCCTAAGCTTCCTCGTGAAAAAGGATTTCAATGCATCCCGTACTAACCGAGGCATCGTAGCCTTCGGCTTCCGACCCGAGAGGTTGAGGGTGGTCATGGCAGCACCGCCCAGAGCCCAGCAAGCCCACAGACGAGCATCCACGTGACGTTCCAGAAACCGGGGCGGTTCCCCTCCCTCAGGTCCACGCCGATTGCGCATGCGTGAGCGCCGGCCAGGAGCAAGTTGATCGCGCCCAGAACGATAATGAAGGCGGCCATAGCGCCCCTCCCCTTCCTAACCCCGCCAAGCCGTTACGGCCGCTCGGCTTTGCCGTAGAGATTCAGCGGCGCGAGAGCCGCCCAAGCGCGTGCTGCATCAGCCGCAGCCCGGTTTCCGCAAGACCGTGACCGACGCGGTTAAGCGCCCTTCCGATCCCATGTTCTGTCCAGCTCACGGGTGCGCTCATCCAGAGCCGCACGACGCGAACGAAGTTGAATAAGGTTTTCACGAGCGGTTTCCGCCTGTTCGATGATGCGATGCAGTCTTCGTTCTTGGTATTGTTCGTAGGTCTCGCCGGTCAGGGTGGTCCCCAGGGCTTCCCAGAGGCACCAGCCTTCAGCCGCTACGGCCTTCGCCAGCGTTGGGGCCGACAAGTGCCCCTTGAAGACATTGGCCGCCGTCGTCGGGTCGATCCCCCACGCGCGGGCCAGATCCTTCGCCGTGCGGTACTTCTGGCGCGCGATTTCCGCGAGCGCCTCACCCGGAGCCAAACCGAAAAGTTGCCTATCAGCAGGCATGAAATCGTCCCTCGTCACTGCCATGGTTGTTCACCACGACGGAAACGAGGACGGGAGAGACACGGGTGGAACGGGCGGGTGGCCCAGATATGCGACGAGATTACTTGCTGGCGGCTATCCGTTTGCGGCGGACGGCCCCGGCTTGGGATGAAAGAACTGCACGGATATGCCGTGACCTTGCCGACGAGTTTGACAAGCGGGCGGGGCCACGGCTGGTGTTGCTGGTGTGATCGCGCGAGGGCTTGGGTCATGCCGAGCCCTTTGTGCGTTCAGCGCGGCGGTCCTCGATGGAGGTGACGATCCACGCGAGGGCGTAAAGAGCGCAGTAGATTAGCGCTGGGAGCGCCTCGGCCACGATAACGGCAAGGATGGCGAGCGCGGCGAGGAGGGCAAGGAATTGCATCATCGGCCGAACTCACCGCGAGGGCGGCGGGCTATGCGCTGGTGACGGCGCCAGCGGCGCGCGACCTCAGGCGACCACAGAGCGGTGATGAAGGCGGCGCAGCCAAGGATGGCGAGGACTTCCATCAGCGGCGGCCCTCAGTCAGGCGGTCGTAAACCGCGAACAAGAGGTATCCACCGTGGTAGCCAATCCAGTAGCCGACTACGGCCTTACCGATGAGGGCGAACAGCCAATCCATCAGCGAACCCTCACGGTCTGGTTCAGGAGGTCGGCGGACTCGTTCAGCCGCTCACGGGTCTGCATGACGCCGATCGTCGCGAAGGTGAGCGAGATGGCGGCGAGGATGATGGTCACGAGGTGGTTCATGCGGCCCCCAAGGTGAGCGGCCGGCGCGGGATCTTGGGGTGCGCCGGCCGCTCGACGCCGGGGGCAGCGGCGTATGGTGAACGGGGATTGATCGGGGCGCGGCTCATGCGGCGCCCCGCTGTTCGGCCAGCAGCGCCGCAGCGTCGCTGACCTTCTTCCATGTGTCGTAGTGGGGACTCTTGACCGACCGATTGTTCCAGCGAGTCCAAGTGGACCGATCCACGCCCGCCTTTTCCAAGACGGCATCCACAGGGACACCATGCTCGACGAGCTGATCCTTGAGGGTTTGGAGTTCGGCCGCGAAGCTCATGACCGCGATAGTATGCACTACTGCATGTCTTGGCAAGCACTCATGCATGCGGACGTGCAGACGGCGTTGCGCGACAAACCGCGCATGGCCTACAAGGAAGAAGCCCTAGCCTATTTGCGCGACGTCATAAGTCAGACGGGGCAGACGGCCACAGCGCTCGCCAAGCTAGCAGGCGTGAACCAGACCACGTTCACCCGCCCTCTCAACAATGCCGAACACAAGTACGCCATCAAGTTCCAGGCGCTTCAGGCCCTCTCTGAGAGGACGGGCATCGCCCTACCCGCCGCGCTTATGGCGGCCCGAGACGCCGCGAAGGCGCCCGTGCCGGCGGAGGTAAGGCTTCCGATACGCTATGAGGTCGCGGCCAGCGGGTTCTTGCCCCGCGAAGAGCTTCGCCAAGTGCCGTACGGCTTCCGCACCGTACCGTCGATCGCGCCCTTCGCCGACTGCGAGCAGTGGCTGGAGCGGGTGATATCGGACTCGATGGACCGCATCCTACCCGTGGGGTCCGAGATCCACGTCGTGAACGCTATCCAGCTTCGCTACCGCCCGCAGCACGACGACATCGTCGTCGTGGAGCGCACGTCGAAGGACGGGGGCTTTGTCGAGCGGACCGTTAAGCAGGTCACATTGACGCCGGAAGGCGCCCGTCTCTGGCCGCGATCCCACAACGCCCGCTGGCAAGAGCCGATCGCGCTCACCAAGGGCGGCAAGGACGATGAGGGAATGACGGTGCAGATCGTCGGCCTCGTTGTCCGATCTTACCAATTCTTCGGCGCCGAGCCGGACCCGGCAGACGCCGCTGACGCAGCCTAGGATCTACGGGGGGCACATGAGACGATTGCTGATAGCCGTCACGCTATTGCTGAGCGGATGCGCCACAACCATCATGGATGGCTTTGTCGGCAAGCCACTACAACAGGTCATGGTCCGCTACGGCCCGCCGGCCAACGTGTTCGACATGCCGGATGGCAGGCGCGCCTTCCAGTGGAATATCAGCAGCAACTACGTCGTGCCTGGCAGCTCGCAGAGCTACACGACCGCCAACGTCTATGCGCCACCCGGCGCGTTCGCGACCGTGAACGCCACGACCTACGGCACGTCCACGCCGGGGTATGTCGGGCAGATGGATTGCCTCTACACGATGTACGGGCAGTACGACGCCGTCACGAAGGCGTGGGTCCTCGTTGGTTACGAGAAGCCCCGGCTCATGTGCATGTGATCACTGCTCCTCGTCTAGGTCGATCACCTGATGAAGGTGCGTGACTCGGTACGCGATCGCACGCTCGGCTCGTCGCTCGATGTTCACATCGACGATGAAGCCCTTCTTGTAGACGTTGTCTTCGGCCTCAGCGATTTCATGCTTTATCCGCTGTTCGGCTAGGTCCGAGGCGTAGATCAATGGCAGTCGCCGCGCAGGCTCTATCGCCTCGATCCAGACCAACTCCCCCGAGCGCTTCCCGGGCTTTGACTTGTCGCGGTCCGTTCGCCCAAACGTCATCAAGACCCGCTCTCTATCTGAACCGGTCTTTTCGTCCAACGCGCGCTCTCCGGCCCGGGCCTGGTCGCGTATGGCCTGCGCCTGTGCCGTGTTGAAATAGAACGCCGCGCGCTCGATGTGATTGCCGTCGATGATCTCCATTGCCGCCACCTCTAACCCCGAGTTGGGAATCGAGGCGACTGCGGCGACCTGGTCTCCGATGTCGCGATACTGCCGCTTGGAGAGCTTGGCCCTCGCGCCGGCGCCTAGGGACGCCATTAGCTCGCCATAGGTCTTCACGAACGTAGCAAGCGCGTTAGCGTTTTGAACCAGCAACAAGCCCGTGTCGATAGCGGCGGTCAGTGGCACCAGTAGGGCCAAGACAGAGCCGCCGCGAACCTCCTTGACGTAGAGCGCGGCGTCTGGGTCGAGGTCGGGCCGCTCCTGCCGAACGTATCGCTCGAACTCAGATGCTAGCGCGGTGAACGCGCCTACGAACTCCGCCAGCTCGATAGGCTGATCAATGTCCAGCTTTAGCCGGATGTATGGCTGCCCCCGCTCCATAGCGGCAGCATAGGTTCGCCACTCCCGGTTGTCACTTGCGCGCGGCTGTCGCGTCGGAGGCATGGCCCTGAGCGTACTCGTTTTGTTCTATTTCCGCCAGCCCCTATGCATTTTGTGCGTTGACACTGCATATGCACTTCTGCATACTCCTCCCCATCGAAACCCGATTGGGAGCGAGGAAAGTGGCGGAAGAAGAACAAGGTTTTGGGGCATCCCAGGGTAGCGGCGACAGCCCGTCTTCGGCTTCGCCGACCCGCTTCACGCCGGGACCTTGGGCCGCAGAGTACTGCGATGTCGCTGGCGTCTATCACATCGAGGCCGGTTGCTGGCCGATGGGCTCCAGCATTTGTGAGATATCGCCTTCGCCGCGCGAGGGTGACGCGAGGGCCAACGCCCTACTGATCTCAGCAACCCCCGATCTGCTGGACACGCTTCAACGCATCCGGGCCGCTACGCCCGCCAGTACCAACTCCGACAGCGCTGCCAGCTTCGCGGCTTGGGTCAACGCGGTCGCCGCTGACGCCCTTTCTCGCATGGGGCTTCTCTAATGGCCGATGGCTCAACCTTCACCCGTAGCCAGCCTATCGAGCTGCTGTCTTCGTCCTGCCCTCACACAGCAATGCTGATGGGCTACGACGGCCCTACGGCAGATGACCATGCAAGGCTCTGTGTCCGTCAGAGGGTCACAGGGCAATGGTTCTCCATATTCGATCACGACGGGAATGTTGCCGAGGTCAATGAAGCAACGGCTGTGATGTTTGCCGAAGCGATCCTGCGACGCGCCCGAAAGGCGGCTGCGTGATGGGCGCTCAGCACACGCCGGGGCCTTGGTTCGCGAAGGCTGACAAGCGTCGATGGAACCCGAACTACGTCGAGGCCGAGCGGGCGCACATCGCGGACGTGATGCCCTGCAGCGTCTTCGACAAGAAGAACGACGCAGAGGCCGAAGCCAACGCCCGCCTGATAGCGGCGGCTCCTGATCTGCTGGAGACCGGGCGAGAACTGGCCGACGCCGCCGTCGATTACGCGAGGCTCATTCAGGTCGAGCACTACGACCGCAATGATATCGCCGTGCACGCCGCCTATGAGCGCCTCCGCAAAGCCGACGGTCAGCATCGCGCCGCCATCGCCAAAGCGGAGGGCCAGCAATGAGCAACATCCTCAACTTCGCCAAAGACCTCGTGACCACACACGCTTCCCTGATGAGGACCACGGTTCTTATCGAGGGTGGTGAGGCAGAGGTTTGCCTGAATTGCGATGGCCGGGGCTTCGTCGTGGTCGATGCGTGGACTGCGCTCGACTGCCCGCTTTGCAGCGGAGACGGCCTTTTGCCTGAAGACATTGAATCCCTGTTGGCGGGGAAGGAATTGGAGGAACGTCCGTGACGAATACTCTGGCATCCCAGACTATCCCAGATGCGGGCCAAGCGCCCGCCCCGCAGCTCCGCACTCCGCTGGATGATGCGGCGATCCTGCGCGCCGCCGCCGAACTATTGGAGCGACCGGGCGCGTGGACGCAGGGCGCCTACAGCCGCGACGAAGGCGGACGCGACGAACTGGCGGGCGTCTTCGCGGGCGGCAGGTGTTCGCCGACAGGCAGGGCGGTGTGCTTCTGCACGATTGGCGCGCTCGCCAAGGTGGCGGGCTGGACGTACGGCGAGACTGAAGACAGCGAGCTCGTTGAGCGCCTGATTGTGGCCGTTGGCGACAGCGTTCACCGCTGGAACGACACCCCGGGACGCACACAGGCGGAGGTTGTCGCAACCCTTAGGGCGGCCGCCGATGGGAGCGACCTTGCGACCAAGACGGGCAACTCCGGGATGCCCAAATGAACATCTCCAAAGCAACTCCTACTCGTATGGACCCTGCTGCTTTCTGGCGTGATGAGCCGGTGTGGAAGAATGGGCGCTTTTACTACCCCGCTCGCACAAGGTTCGGCCTCTGGGTTCAGGAGATTATGGCGAGGGTCCAGCGATGACCCCCCGCCTCATCAACGGCCCCAACGGCTGCGCCTTGGAAGGCGTCATCTTCTGGTTCGACGGCACGATGATCCGTCACCGAGGCTTCTACACCGACCGCACCGTCGCTGAACGGCTGGAGGCGCTGTTCGCCAGCCACACCGACGACGCCAACGCCCAAGCCTGCGCGGAGCAACTGCGCGAGGCCATCCGACAACATGACGAACACTGGAGCGCACAATGCGAACGTCTGACAGCCTGACCAAGATCGCCCCGGCGCTCGTCGCCGCCCTTGGTGAAATCGAGGGCGCCGCTAAGACCGGCAACAACCCCCACTTCCGCAGCCGCTACGCGACCCTGGAAGCCGTCATCGACGCCAGCAAGGATACGCTGACCCGCCACGGCCTGACCATGATCCAGCTCCCCGGCGCGCTGGTGAGCAATGTCCTGACGCTGGAAACTATCCTGCTCCACACGAGCGGCGAATACATCGCGGGCGACTTCGGCATCGCGCTCGGCAAGGTCGATCCCCAAGGCGTCGGCTCGGCGCTCAGCTACGCCCGCCGCTACGCCCAGATGGCCGCGCTGAACATGCCGGCGGTCGATGATGACGGCGAGAGCGCGATGGTTCGCGGATCGGACGCCAAGCCCGAACACGCGAAGCTCGACGTCGCCCCCATCGGCCCCGACTTCTGGAACTGCGACGGCCCCGGCATGACCGCCAACGCGGCCAAGAGGGCGGGCCTCGACCAAATCCACGAGGCCATGCGCGAAGGCATTCGCCAGCAGCACGGCCGCGCCGACATGCGCGAGTGGATCAACAACAACCTGGAGAACATCCAAAAGATGCCGAAGTCGTGGCGCGTTATCCTGCGTCAGGACTGCGAGGAGCAAGCGGAAAGCTTCGGCCCCGCCGACAACGAACGGCGCGCCGCGTGACCCGCGAAGACTTCCCCACTGTCGAGGAAGCGAGAGACTTCGCACGGCGATGCCTGAAGGCGTGGCCTGGCGCGAAGATCACCGTTCGCGAACCCAAGAAACCACAGGGAGAGGAGCCCGGTCGAGCCGAACAAGCGCGGGCGGCCTCCCTATGAGCAGAGCCCTTATCGTCCTTGCTGGTGAGCGCGAGAGAGCGCGGGCGATCAACTGGATTGCCACGGCGCCGGTCAACACCCGCGTCGAACTGAAGGCCGCGCGCCGCTCGCTGGACCAGAACAGCGCCATGTGGGCCGCGCTTACCGAGATTGCCAGCCAACTCGAATGGCACGGCCAGAAATACACCGCCGAGGACTGGAAGGACTACATGATGCACGCGCTCAAGCGGGCGCGCTGGATGCCTTCCGAGGACGGCGGGATGGTCCCCGTGGGCATGCGGACCTCCGACCTGTCGAAGGAGGAGATGGGCGATCTGCTCACCCTCATCCATGCCTTCGCGGCGACGCACGGCGTCACGCTGCACGAGCCTGCGGGTGAGGTGGCGGCATGAGAAGCGTGGAGGAGTGGATCGGCAAGAACGACGACGAGCGCCCGCCTGCTCGCGTCCGCGCCCGCGTGTTCGAGCGGTTCGATGGCGTTTGCCAAATCTCCAAGCGCAAAATCCTGGCCGGCGAGCCCTGGGAGGCCGATCACGGCATCGCCCTCGGATGCGGGGGTGAGAACCGCGAAAAGAACCTGTGGCCGGTTCTCGTAGAGCCCCACAAGGACAAGACCGCTCAGGACCGCAGGCGACAGTCGAAGATCGACCGCACGCGCCAGAAGTTTCTCGGCATCTATCCGAAAAGCAAAGCGAAGATCCGCAGTCGCGGCTTCGAGCCGACGAGGAGGTTTGAGTGACCGAGCGCACGAACGGACCCCTGCAAGCCCTGCTTGGGAACGCAGTATCAGACGCCATCATGTACGCGCTCAAGGCGGGCATGGAAGTGGATGAAGCCGCCTGCATCGCCGCCCTGGTAGCGGCTGATTATGCACGGGCGGAATACGGCGACACGTACCTAGGCAGGCTGGCCGATGTCGTTCGGTCACGAGGTGACGAGCCGATGCCGGAGGTGGTCTATGTCTAGCCGCAACGCATCCGATGGCGCCCTTGAGCGCCACGAAGGAATAGTCCGGGATGCCAATAATACTTCATCTCCAGACTATGTGCTGCCCACGCGCGAACAGGTGGAGGCGATAGCCTCTGGGCTACGCGATCCGAATGACAACTTCTTGCGATACAGCGGCCTCGCGGCTGACTGGCTGGAAGCACAATTCAAAGCCCTCTCCGCCTCCCCCGTACAGGGGGGAGAGAAGGACGGCTGGAGATACGTTCACTGGCTCGTCAAACAGGCCCGCGACGAGACCCTGACACCAGAAGAGCGGTTGTCGGCCATCGCCAACTTCCCGACCGACGCCATCCCCAAACGGAATGATACAGCCTCTCTGGTTGAGGCGTTGAGAGCGGATTTAGAGTTCGCAAAAGTGATCGTCGCTGGTGCCTTCCAAGGTTTGGACGACCCCTACGACGACAACCTTCAGCAAGGGCAGGAGGTAGCCGAAGCGAAGGCTTTGCTCCGATCGGCATATCCACGGTTGTGGCCCGAAGCCGCCCTCACCCAGACACAGGTCGCTCACGACTACGGCCCGACCGGCTGGCTGCACGAGAGCATCGAGAACGCCAAGGCAATCGTCTCGCCCACCCAAGACGTAGAGGTAGGGAAGGTGGGGGAGGCAGTCGCACGGCTGACCAAGAAGGCCGAGCAGCTTGAGTATACCGGCCGCATCCAAGGCGACCCGATGGACAACGCCCTAGCCGCCGCCGACCGCGAGTTCGCAGCCGATCTCCGCTTCATTCTCCAAGCCCTTGCCTCTCCTCCGGTTGGAGAGGTGCGACGAGCTTTGCGGTCCTGTCAGGTCCAAGCCGAAAACGCTCACTACAACCTCGCCCAGACCGGCGCGGGCCAGGACGTACTGAGGGCCTTCCAGAATATCGCTGGCACGGCCTCTGACGCCCTCCAAACCCTGGATCACCCCAATGGCAAGTAATGGAGAAGGTTTTAGTGCATCCGTTGAAAGAGCGGAGGCACTCCCTGCGGTCGAACTGACAGGCGGTTCTCCGCTGGAGTCGCTGCCCTTCGCCGTCGTCACGCGCGAGGAGGTGTTCAAGATCACGCTGTGCGGCTCAACCCGTTTTCGTGCCGAGTACGAGTTGTGGAACCGGCGCCTGAGCATGGCGGGCTTCCTCGTCTATTCGGTTTCATGTTTCGGACACTCAGGCGACCCGCTGACCGACGAGGAGAAGGCCCGCCTGGACCGCGTTCATCTGGCCAAGATCGACGCCAGCCACGCCATCGTAGTCATCAACCCGGGCGGATATGTCGGTGACAGCACCCGGCGCGAAATCGCCCATGCCCGCGCGACCGGCAAGGACATCTACTACCTTGAATGCGGGCGGACTGTTTATCAGCTTCGCACGGGGCCAGATGGCCCGCGCTCACTGAGGTATCGCGCCTTTGACCACGGCGGCCCCTCGCTGGCCGGCAAGGAAACGCGTGATGACCAATAACCCTTCACCCGATGCGGCTTCGCTCGCCCCGAAACTCAGCGCTTTGCTGGAAAGGGTAGAGGGGGCGACTGGTCCGAACTACGCGCTGGACGGCGACATACACGAAGCCTTTTACGGCGTTCGCTTCAACCCGCCACACGCCTTTACATCCTCCATCGACACCGTCCTGGCGCTGGTAGAGGGAAGCGACATCGACGCGGTTCAGCTTCTCCACGAGGCGCTGGAGGACATGTCGCAGCGCGGCTGGAAAGGTGGTCAACCTGTTGGCCCTCAAATCGCGCGCTACCTGATCGCCGCCCTGCTCCGCTCCATAATTGCCAGTGGGGAGGGGGAGTAGGTGGCGCTCACCCCTGAAATCGCCCTGCCGGCCGTTCTGCTGGGCTTCAACGTCTTCGCATGGCTGCTGTTCGTCATCGACCTGATGCGTCGCCCCCTTCCCCCTTCACCTCTAACCAACCGGGGAGAATAGATGGGTATTACATCACGCGCTAACTTGCCGGTACGGCCTGCGGCCGAAGTCGAAAGCAGCACTCCGCTGGAGGCGAGAACCCATAAACTCAAGTGCTGGCCCGAGTTTTTCGGGGCTGTGCTTGCGGGCGCCAAGCGCCATGAGCTACGCCTGAACGACCGGGGCTTCGCTGTGGGCGACACGTTGACCCTGCGAGAGTACGACCCCGCTAGCGCGACCTATTCCGGCCGCGAGTGTGACGTGCGAGTTTCGTGGATGACGTCGGCAGAGTTGCCATGCGCGATCTCGCAGAATGGCCTCGCCCCCGGTTACTGCATCCTAAGTATCGAGCCCCCTTCCAGCGAAGAACAGCGCCTCAGTTCGAGCGAAGCGAGTGCAGGCAAGGACGCGCTTGATGCCCAATAATACTTCCATGACCCCTCTACATGCAGGACTTAGAGAAGAAGTGGCGAGCATAAAGCGGTTGGCTAAGCAGGCCGAAATCTACGCGGTTGGCCGTAACCCGCGCCTATCCCCCGCTGTCGTGTTCGCAGACATCCAGGCCAAAGCAGACGCCATCCTTGCCCTAGTAGAGAGAGAATTCGAACTTGTGCAAAAAATGCACGAGTTGGGTTCCTCCGTTGATTCACGCGCACTGTCGGAGGAAGTAGAGGGCCGCCCGGAGTTGCCGTGCGCGGACGCGGGAACCCATATCCCGCGCTCGCCCAATTCATCTGAGACAACTGGAAAGGCGCGCCGCTGATGGGTTGCGACATTCACATCGTCCTTGAGCGCAAAGAACCGGACACCGAATGGGTCGGTATCTGGTCGTCCGATCAGTACCCCGACAGGCGGGGCGGTCGCGCGGCGGTCGCTCAGCGGGATTATGATTTCTTCGCGGAAGTCGCCCAGGTAGGGGGCCGCAGCGACACTGGGGCCTATCCACGAAACCTTCCGCGCGACATCAGCAGGCTGGCGTGGCTTCAATATCAACGGAGCCCTACGGACCACCACTCCCCGTCGTGGATGACGGTAGCGGAATTTAGCGCGGCGTGGCTGCGGGCAAACGCGGGACGCGGGGACGTTCGGCCAGAATTCGCGGTCTCTGACCTGCTCGGTGTCGATCAGGACTGGCCTGAAAACTGCGATTACCGCGTCGTATTCTGGTTCGACAACTGACATGACAAGAGAAACGCAAACCTCAGGGGCAGCACGGGATATGGGCTCCCGTGCGCCGCACCGCGATGCAACACCAACGGTAGGAACCCTAAACCCCTCAACCCTACCAGAACCCCCGACGAGCGAGGGCGGGTGATGGGGGAACAAGTAGACCTCCCGGAGCAACCCCAGCGGCGCGCGGGCCCCATATCCCGCGCTGCCACGGAC